GGGATGATCAAGATCATAAATGTTTGACAGGTTTTAAGCCTAGAAACTTTATGCCTAAAATTACAGGTGTACATTATTTCTATTTAAACATGTGTAACATTGAACTTATGGTACCTGGGGCAACCAGAAAAACCATGGGCTCTCCGTTTTATAGAGAACTTGACAGAACTTTATATAATGAACTTGACGATGCTAAAAACAGCCATGGTCTAATTGTAGGTAAACCTAGACGAGTTGGTTTGTCTTGGTATGGAGCATCAGCTTGTTATTATGAACTGCTTTTTTATCGCGGAAACAAGCTTGGTGTAGCTGCTGGGCAAGATGATAAAGCTCAAGATTTTTACGAGAAAGTAAAATATTTAATTGAAAATGTAAGAGAAGAATATCGATCTTCTGTTAGTACTAAAAACAGTGACGAAATTCGACTCAGTTACAAACACACTGAAAACAAGCAAGAGAAAGAAGGCGGCCTTCAGTCTTCAATGTACATGAAAACGATGTACGCTAAACCTACAGGTTTTGAAGGTAAAAGTTTGTCAATGGTAGTGTTTGAAGAAGCAGGTCTTTTTGAAGATATTATTGCAGCTTACAAATCTACTGAACCTTGTTTTAAAGATGGAGCAAATCAATTTGGAACTCCTTTAATTTACGGTACCGGTGGAGAAATAGACAAGGGTTCTAAAGGCTACAAAATAATGTGGAACAACCCTGAAAAATACAATCTTAAAAAAATATTTGTTTCTTCTACTGACTTCTATCCTGGTGATAATATTCCAGATGAAAAAACAGGCAAAAAGATTTCTTTTTTTGATTTTAAAACTGGCCGAACAAATAAAAAAGCAGCTCTTGACTATATTATAAAAGAACGTCAAGAAAAAGAAGGTTCTGAAGGTTACGTAAAGCATATACAATCATATCCAGTTAAAGAGTCTGACATCTTTATTAAAAACTCAGGAGGTTTACTTAACCGTAAAAAGCTTAACGCTCAAAAAAATAATTTGGATAATTGTCCTTATCCAAAAACTATTGGACGACTAGAATGGGAAACAAATGATAGCCAAACTAAATCTCTTGTTTCTCGAGCAAAAAATTTAAAAGAGATTGACAAAGTACATTTCAATCGTGGTTCTAAAATAAAATTTGTTGAAGACAATGACCTTGGAACTATTAATAAAATACTAGATCCAATTGATCACTCAAGATTACCTTTTAATCCTGACATCATTGGAACAGATAGTTACGATGATGATGTTGCTGAAGGAACAGGTTCTCTTGGAGCAAGTATTGTGTATCGATTGTTTAGTGGCCCAAACAAAGAATATGATCTTCCTATAGCTTATATTTTAGATAGAGGCAGTTCAGATAATGATGATGAGTTTTATTCTAATACATTTCGACTGGCAGTTTATTATGATTCTGAAATGCTTTTAGAACATACTAAAATTTCGATTAAAAATTATTTCTTAGATATTAACGGTGAAAAACATCTTAAAGCTAGGCCAGATTTAGGAGAACATGGTTATAACTCTAGAGCAGTTAACCAGTACGGTTTAAAAATGCCTAATCAATATGCGTTTAATTTTGCCACAAGACTTCTTAAAGCTGAGGTTAATCAAAATTGGAACAACATCTGGTTTGAAGAAATACTTGATCACTTAATAGAATTTGGTGAAAATAACTCGGATTTAGGTTCTGCTTACGCAATGTGTATGTTCTACAAGCTTGAAATGTTTGGAGAAATATCTGACGGTATAGAAGATTCGCACGACGACGGTGACGTCATAAATGATATGGGTACATGGGTAATAGAAAACGGAGAATATAAATTTGTAACTTATGGCCAAGCATACCAAGGTGATGATCATAATGATTTCTCAAGCAAAGAGTCTATCTTTGACCCTGAATATGATTTAGTTGGGGAAGAAAAAAGAAAATATTTAGAAAGCCAAACTGCTGCAGTTAACAAAGTAAAAAAAGAACGTGAAGAAGTTTTAGAACGATATGGAAATGACATTTTTGCTTTTACTATTGAAGAACATAAAAGGAATATAAATAATAATTGATACATTTAAATAAAATTCAAATATGAGTCTGCTATCTCTACCTGATCAAACCATTCCCGAGTCTAAAAAAGACAAAGAGTGGCACATGTCTCACGTTAAACAATACGCTACATTTTCTTTGTCCGACAATTTTAATGATGAAAAAGACAACATGCTCAAGTATTTTAGAGCATACAATTGTGAGCTTAATGAAGAAGAGCAAAAAAAAATAAAGAGAATTACCTGTCCAAACGGAACTGATCTTGGAGTAGAGTATGTAGTTTATCCGCTTATTCAAACTAAAATAGAACAAATTGTTGGTGAATATTTAATGAGGCCTATTCGAAAAAAAGCTTATGTCATTGACAAAAAATCTAAAAACAAAAAGTTTGAAGAAAAACTTAAAATGGTTAGTGAAGAGATCATGCGAGATCTTACTAAAAAAATGCAAGGCGATTTAGGGTTTGAACCTAAAACAGAAAATCCTGAAATAGAATTGCCAGAAGACATTGAAGAGTTTTTTGAAAAAGATTTTAAAATGCTAGCTGAAGAAGTAGCAGACAATTTACTAGCATTGTTCCTCGATGTCCGTAAAGAAAAACAAAAGCTACCTCAGCTTTTTGTAGATTATTGTATTACTGATCGATGCCATGCTATTTTAGATAAAAAGCATGGACATACTACCATGAGAAAAGTGCATCCACTCGATGCTGATTTTGACATTGATCCTTATAAAGTAGTCCAGGACAATCACGAATATTTTTTTGAAAATTATTACCTTACAGAAAACGAAATCTATAACAGTTTTACTTTAACCTCAGCACAAAAAGTTGAGGTTAAAAAAATGTTTGAGTCTTTCACTCAACCTATAGAAAACGAAGAAGGACAAAGCAGTGAAGCTTTAGGTGTAACTTCTAAATTCAATGGATGGTTCCAGACTTCTAATAAAGTCAATAGACTTAGAATAGTCAATTCTATGTGGAAATCTAGAAAAAGAATTTCTATTAAAATTTCAAAAAACAAAAAGACTAAAGAAAAAGTTTACCGTAAACTTAAAGATGAAACTGAAGCTAGAAAAAAAGATACAGTAAAACATATTGATGGTGAAATGCCGAGATTTTGTATTATGATTGGTCCAGACATTTGTCTTGATTATGGTCTTATGGAGCAAAGGTATTCTTCAAAAGAAAACCCATACGAATGTAGGCTTCCAGTATTATCAATCATAAGAGACAATACAACTGGCACATCTCACATTAAATCAGTTGCAGCCAAGCTTTATCAACTTCAAGAAATTGCATCTGAAATACTATTTGAAATTAGATTAGCTTTAAAGTCTGCGGGCAACAGTCGAGTGCTTGTTTATGATGCAGCACAAACTCCAAAAGCATTTTCTAAAGGTGGTTATGAAAACGGATTAAACCGAGTAATGCATCACATTAAACGTGACAAGCTGATGATCATTAACTCAGCTGAAAAAAAATCTCAAAAAAACACGTTTAACCAATTTACATCTCTTGACTTATCACAGAAAGGAGCAATACAAGATTTATTTAATGGCCTTGCTATTATTGAAGATCTTGCTGCAAAATTTGTAGGAATATCCCCAGAAAGAGAAGGACAAATTGGTCAATACCAAACTGCTACTGGTACTGACAAAGCTATACGCGGGAGCACAGCTAGAACAGAAATAATATACACTCCATTTGATCAGTATGTACAGTCTGTACTTGAAGCAGTATTGATTAAAGCTAAACACGATTATGAAGACGGTGAAGTTATCCAATATATCATTGGAGAAATGAAAACTAAATTCTTGAAAGTTTACAAAGAATTTTTTGATTCAGATTTTGGTTTGTATCTTTCTGATGGTCGTAAAGACAGAGAAGCCCAAGAACGTATTGATGCAGCTGCAGAAATGGCTTTATCAAATTCTGCCGGAAGTTCCCCAGATTTAATCATGGGTCTTATAGAAGTTTTTGAAGGAGAAACTGCAGTCGAGAAAAAAGCGGTATTCCAGCGAATGGTAAATTCGATGGAAAAACTTAGACAAGAAGCTCAAGAAGCTCAATCTGCTCAATTTAAAGCTGAAGCAGAAAAAGAGAAAGCTATGAGAGATCAAGACATGCTAAAAGCTAGAGAAGACAACACAACAGAAAAAGAAGTCGCAACAATCTATGCTAACAATAAAATAGCAGCAGACAACGTTAAAGCGACTTCTGCAGAGCGTATTAAAGCAGCTGAATTACAAGTAGCTCAAGAAAAAGAGAATAGAAATAAAGAAAAGTAACATTTTTTTTATATAGATTTGTTTAACAAAATAAAACAATACCATGGCAACAAAAGAAGAAGAGAATAAAAAAGAAGAAAAAGAAGGATTGAGTTTTGACGAAAATGATATTTTTAGTTCAAAAATTGATCAAGAAGAAGAAGAAGAAATTGATGAAAACATTTTTCGTGGTGACACTGAAAATGAAACTGAAGACGACGACGAAGAAGAAGATGATGATGATGATGATGATGAATTATCATTCAGTGAAGACGAAGAGGAAGAAGAAGAAGACGATGAATTTACTAAAGAAGAAATTGAAAAATTCAATAAACGTCTAGATACTGATTTTAAAACTTCTGAAGAGTTAAAAAATCATTTCAAAAAAGAAGATACAAAAACAGATGATCCTTCAAAAGAAGAAGAAGAATTTGAAACTGCTACTAATACTATCGAGCAATTTTCTGCTTTTATGGGATTAGACGATGAAGCTTTGATGAGAAGACAATATGAAACTATTGCTGTTCAAAAAGGTAAAGACATTAATGATGATGATGTAGCCGATGAAATTGAAGACCAAGTTCAAGATCTTATTGATTCAAAAACTATTTCTCTTCATGCTAAAAACTTAAGAAACGATATTAACGAAAAGGTTATTAAACCTGCCGAATCTAAAAAATCAGAAATTGAGACTCGTAGAGCAGAAGAAAAAGCTGTTGCTCAAAAAACAGAAAAAGAGCAATTACAAAATGCTCTTGCTGAAATTTACCAGTCTAATTTCTTTGGTGTAAAAATCGATAAAAAAACATTGTCCAAAGTTTACAAAGATGTAAACAGCGGTCAATTCCTTGACGGACTAAAGTCTGATAAGAAAGCTCAAGCAGAGTTAGCTGTGTTGCTGGCATACAAACCAGAAGTTTATAAGAAAGCAACCGGATTAACATTTAGTGATGGCCTTAAAGCGGCAACCGAAGATTTTGACAAAAAGCAAAAACAAAACGGTGAAAGTGCCATGACAAAAGCCCAAAAGCGAGGCACGTCTGGGAGCTCAGATGGTTCAAAAGGATTACTATCTTCATTGATAGCTGATGATTAAGGTGGAAAAGCCAACGACATTGAAGCCTAAATCAACAAACGTCGCTTTAACTGAATAGCCCAATGGTAAGGAGGTTGAAGATTTTTAAAAACAAATTATTAACTCAAAAATCTTTAAAAAATGGGATTATTATTAAGAGGTGCTGAAGAGCGCTTCAACCCTCAGATTCACACAGAAGGCAATTCATTGACTACGTTGATGAAAAAGCATTTCGAAGTTGAAAGAAAGTCTTTCGATCTTTTCAAAAAATACAACAAGTTTCAGTCTTGGATGTATTACACTGGTCGTGTTAACCAAGGTGTAAGAAAAGGAAAAATGAAAAAGTCTGGTGAAGGAAACTCCATCAGTGATAATGCTTACCGTATTGCTTACGAAGGTATGGACATTCTTCCAGCTTACTCTTTTGGTAAAGCGGTTGTAGGTTCATGGCATAATGCAGGTAGTCCTTCTCCAAACATGACTGCCCTTACTGGTACAGTTACTTTGTCTGGTGTTGCTGCTAATGCAGTTGAAACAGATACTTTGGTATCTCTTTCTGTACAACACGATCCAGAAAATGGAATTTTTGGTGATAAGTACAATCCAAACGACAAAATCACTTTAGGTGATGGTCTTGGTTTGAACGTTATTATCACTAGGCCTGGTCGTAAAGCGTCTACAGGTGATCACTACGTTTACGATGGTAAAACGATTGGTGCTCCAGCTCTTTATGATGAGACTCACTTTGCCGATGGCGTTGTCTTTGGAGAAGGTGGTTCTGCTTTTGGAGAAGGTTCTTTGAAAGGTTCTCAAAGAACAGCGCGTAACAAATGGAGAATAAATTATTCTTTCATTACTCGTTACACGCTAACCATGACTGGTTCTGCTCAAAAGCAAAAAGTCTCTAATATCTACAATGGATCTAATCCAAATGATAAGAGCTGGGAATTTACCGAAGTTCTTAGAGGTGAAAGAATCTTTAGAATGTTAAATGAGCAAGCTTTACGTTTCTCTAGAACAACTATGGATCCTTCAAGCCATGCTTGGTATGAAAACTATGGAACAAACAAACTGAGTCTTGATGGTTTCCAACAAGAATCAGGTATTGCTGCTCCAGTAATCGGAAACGGATGGATTCCTGAAATTCAGGATAACGCTACTTTCGATTATAATCCAAACAACGGTTTGGCTCATACCATGATCGAAGCGCTTACGAACACGCTTGCAGTTCGTTCTCCAGAAGGTAGTTCCGGAAACACATTTTTAGCTATTACTGACCGTATTGGTCGTACAGCTTTTGATGCCGGAATGAAAAAATTGATGCAATACGATACTGCTTCTGCTGGTGCTAGTAACATTGTTTACAATGTCACTACCGGTAAAGACATGACTCTTGGTTTTGAAGTTACTCAATACGAGTACCTTGGTAACAAGTTTGTACTTATCGAAGATGAACTATTTAACCACCCTGGTCTTTACGGAACAAACGGAGGTTTGGTAGGTACTGGAAACATTTACGTATTGAACACTACTCCAGTAGACGGTGTTCCTAACTTTGAAGTTTTCTCTCGTCAAGACAGAGGTTTCAAACGTAAGTTTGTAGATGGAATGACATCATTCAATCCAGGGAATGAGAACAACAACACTGCCGCTTCTGGTTTTGACGGGTGTTCTATTCACATGCTTTCTGAATTAATGGCTGTACTTTATGATACTAGATCTTGTGGTATTTTAAAAGCTTCAGCTGTTTGGGCAGGAGGAGATTTAACAGGAAGTGTTATTGCTGGCCAAAAAGCTTCAGCGTTTACTTTCTAAAAAGTTCAATTTTATTTGCAACCCTCACTAATGGGGGTTGCAAATTTTTAATTTAAATTAAGTCATGGAAACAAAAGAAAAAACAAAAAACGTAATTCAGAAAGAAGGTTTAATTGAAGGCGTTTGGCAATTGAAGTACAAATTAGTTAACGATCTTGGACCAGAAGGATTCAGTGGTCGTATGATCAGTTCCTATCCTGATGCAGTTACAGGTAAAGAAAGAGTTCTTTACAATGTAAACGGTCAACAGCTTTCAGGATATATGATAGAGCGTCAAGTTACTAGATTTGATTCTAGAAATCCTCAGCACAAATTAATCATTGACTGGTTAGTTGGCCATCCTGAAGTAGGAGTTCCAGAAGAGCAAACTAAAGCTGATAATCGCTATTACGCTAAAAAGCTTTCAAACCCTCGTATTACGCTTGTAAATTTAGATCACCAAAGCGTTGTTGATTTAGAAGAAGAAGATTACATCGATAAACTTATTGGTGCCATTGCGCAAGACACAGGAAAGCAAGCTTTCTCTAGAGATAAATTAAGATTTATCTTATCTGCATGTAAGTTAGAGTACAGAGAAGAAAAATACATTACTAAGCCAGATCTTGAAACTACTAAGCTTAGAAGCAGACTTAAAAATTATGTAAGGTCTTCTTATGAAAACGCTCAAAAAGTCAACAAAATTCTTGACAACATTGAAGAAGCAAAATACATTTATGAAATTAAAGAGCTTGCGCGTACGGGCGTAATTTCAGTAAGTGATGGAATGTATCGCTACAAAGGAAATGCTTTAGGCATATCTTACGACAGCGTTATTTCTTTTTTCAAAAACGATCCAGAGTTTTACGCAGAGCTTTCAGGAAAGCTTTACCAGGCTCTTAAAAATGAATCTAACAGTTAAATAAATTGCAGTAATGGAATATAAATTATCGGAAGTAGATTTTAAAATAAAAACTTTTGCTGACAAGCAAGGTTCAGACTACTTTCCTTTACCAATAATATTAAATTATTTCAAAACTGCAACTTTAGATTTTGTAGGAGAAAAAGTAAAGATTATAGAAAAAACACAAGAAGTGGTCGATGATATTCGGCCACTAATTGTTCCTACTAAGCTTAACATTATAAAAGACCCAAACGACAACTCAAGATACATTTCAGGCTTACCAGTGAATTATTTCAGAGTACTAAGCTATGATATCATTTACAATGATGGAACACGCTGCAGAAGAGCTGATGTACTTAGACAAGGCGAATACAAGATTGCACATAACAACCCAAACCGAACACCTACAAAACTTTATCCTTTAATCACACAAGAAAGCAATCTTTACCAAATAGATATTGGTGAAAACGATGTTGTACCTCGGTACATGAAATTGATTTATTGTAAGCAACCTAATTTTGCAACAGTTTCAAACACTAATGTAAGAGCAGTCAATCTTCCAGATGAAGCTATAGAAAAAATAATATTGAGTACAGTAACTAGATTGTTTAATAGTACTGGAGATCAAAGAAGTCAATCTAATTATCAGCTTCAAGAAGCTTTTAGAAAATTCAATAAATAATGAGAACAGAAGCCGACATCATTTATGGAATATGGGATATAGTGCGCGCTGGAGAAGTTAATGCTGATGATCCTATCAACGAACGTTTGATGCGTGCGTTTTTAAGAATACATCGAGGTAAGCTTTTAACTAGATATTGTAACAATGGAATGGAATTACCTGATGAGGTTTTTCAATATATTCAAAAAGATTTTTTCAAAAAAGACGGAGTTAATCTAGTATCTGAAGTAATGCCAAAAGTAATAAGATTCAAAGATAACTTTGGAATTCAGATTACTATTGATGGTTATGATATTTCAATGGTTAATGCTTCTTCATGGAGAAGAGCATTAAAAGATAGATTCAACAAATATCATCCGTTGGCTAAATTTATAAACAATAGAGTTGTTATTTATTCAGGTCAAATACAACCTGATCTGCTTGAAGATTTTTCTTCTTCTCATTTAAACTCTATTGTTCAAATGCTTAAAGATTTAGAAAATGAAGAATTAAAAAAAATAGGTATGCAAGCGGTATTAGTTGATCCAGACGACGGTTCAGGCTACAACTTCACTAAAAGCCCTTATCCTATGCCAGACGAATTAATTGAAGATCTTATTAATTCAGTCAATGCAAGAGAATTTAATTTGTTTCTAAGAACTGCTTCTGATGAAACAACTAATATGAGAAACGATGCGAAACAGCAAAACGATAGCCCGGAGCTCTGATGTTGAGGTCATAAACATAGATTTCTTTTATAAAATATTTGCAAAACAAAAGAGAAGGTATCACCCTTCTCTTTTCTGCATTGGAACAAAAGTAAAAAGACAACGAAAAAAAATAGTTACTTTGCAGCTGTTTAAAAAAATAGTCAAAGAATACCTTAAAGTTTATTTTTACGATTTTTATATGAATGATTTACCAATATATTTTCCGCTTGGTGGTTTAATGAAAAAAGTTATATACCCAAAATGGGTTAGATATATGGCCAAAGGTAAATCTGAGAAAAGAATATCTGGTGGAAATAATTCTATTGGATTTTTTTGGTTTATGAGAGCTAGCCAAAAAATGAACTATCTAGTTAATATTAAAAAGCTTACAGGTACTACTAATCAGATACCTAAAATTGAAAATTTATACACAAGCCAAAAAAACAAAGATTTATTACCTATCTTTAAACAGGAATTAAAGAAGGCAAAATCTAATAAAACATTGTATTTATGTACTCTAACTTAGTGCTTTTTGATAGCATTTTAGAATCGATTAAAGACGATACTGGAATGACTAATCTTACTAATTTACTTCCTCGCATTAGAAGGCTTGTCTATCGTACTGAAAAAGACATAGGTTTTGGAGCTAGTCTTATTCTCAGAAAAGTAGTTTACAAAACAAGTGATAACACTATAATCTATGATGGTTATCAATACAAACTTAAACTTCCTGATGATGTTGTTCATATAGAAAAAATAGGCATTTGTGAAGAAAATAAAATCTGCCCTGGAGATTATAGACTGCAAGGTAATTGGATGTTTTTTTCTAAAAAACAACAATTAGAATCATTCACTTTGTTGTACTATACATTGCTTACTGACGGTGAAGGTAATCCTGTAGTCTCAGAAAATCATCTTGAAGCAGTTGTTTCAGGAATTTGCTATTACTTGTATCGTCCTAAACGATTTGTAGACAAAGGTTCTCGAGCTACTTACAGAGACATGGAAATATATTATCATAACCGCATTGGAGAAGCGCGTGGAGATGATGTCTGGCCATCTACTCCGCAAGAATGGGCTAAGATATCAGAAGTGTTGCGTTACAGTACTAGAGACGCTTTTATGTATTCTAGCACGGAACAATGTTTTAAAAATGTACCAGAAAGCGTTTTAACTACTGGTGGCAATCCTCCTGCGTTTGCAGATATTCATTACCCAGAAGATCCTACTGAGCCAGGAGGAGGTGGTTTAGGTGATGGAGACGGCGGAGGCGGCGGCGATATCGATCCGACTATGCCAGAAGTTAGTATAAACATTTCAAGTCAATTTGTAGAGAGAGGAACTTCTTTTGAAGAAACAGTAGTAATTACGTTTGTACAAAACGATGCTGGAGCTTTAATTTCTTATTCTTTAGAAAAAGACAGTAAAGAAATTTCAACAACTCAATCAACACCAGTCAATTATTTAATTTTAAATCAATTTACTATGCAAGGAAAAGCTATTTACGAACCAGGAATACAATTGCCAGAAGGAACAGCAGAATCTGAACTTGCTACATTAACTGAAGTTTTACCACAATGGAAAGGACAAAAAAATAATGATGTAAGTATGAACAATCAATCTTACAGCAATCTAAATTCTGTTTTAGAAAAATTTGTACAACAAGGCTCTAATGCTAGTATTACTGTTTCAGCAGGCAACTATGGATTTTTCATAAGCACAAGTCCAAATGCAGTAATAAAAGAAGACAATTTAGGATTTAAAATATCTCCAAATGCTTATCAAAAAAACACCATAACAGTTCAGCTTGCCAATGGAGATACTATAACTCTTACAGAGTACATAATTAGACCTTCAGGAGCTGAATTTACTTATAACATAGAAGGAATAAGTTCTCTTTCTACAATTCAACAATAATGGGACAAAAGTATAAAGGAACATTTGACATACCCGGAGGGTTTTCTAACAAAGGATCAAGCCCTATATCAGACAATATGGTTGTTGAAAAATTCAACGACTTATTAAATAATGAAGAACTGCCTTTTATATATCAAGGCATTATTGTTTATGTTGAACAAGAAGATGCTCATTATACTTGGAATGGAGAAGACAGAGCTGATGCTGCTAACTGGAAATCTATTGGAGGTATTTTTGTAAATACAAATAATTTTGTAAATACAAATAATGTGACTGAAACAGTTGGTGGATTTTTTGCAGGGGAACCAGCAACACCAATAGAAGGTTTAACGAAAGAGGAATTCAATAACAAACTTTTATTTCCAGCAATTAGACCAACTATTTCTTTTAACATAAACAGTTTAACCCTAGAAAGAGGATCTGATTATTCTGAAGGAATTACAATCAATTTCACTCAAGGGGGAGCAGGAAATCTGATCTCTTATTCACTTGAAAAAGATGGAGCTGAAATATCTACAACCCAAGTTACTCAGTTTGAGCAAAATAATGTTAGGGCAAACTTCACACTGCAAGGAAAAGTAAGTCATGAAGCAGCTGTGACCATAAGTGCTGGTACAATAAGTACACAATCAGTTACTATAAGACAGAGGTTAAGAATTTGGTTTGCTCCCTTATCTTCTGTTCCTAATACGTCAACAGATGTGAGAGGTATGTCAAGTAATGCTTTTGACAATGCAAACAGTTTAAATCTAAACACAGGAACAACTAATAAAACATTTGTAGTAGCTGTACCAACTGAGGTTACAAATGCAGCAAGCTTAAGTGCTCAAGATGTTACTAACAATGTTCCTTACACTTATAATTTTATTAGGACTGTTGATGTTGTTTTACCAGATAACATCACTGAGGAGTACAGGGTGTATGCTTTAGTGGTAGACAATGCTTACTCTCTAGCAGCTAATCACATAATACAAATATAATATGTCGAATATAAATTCAACTGGAACAGTAACCACAGCCAATGGAATAAAGGTTTTAAACAATGTGGCTAATGTAGACCCTAGAAAAGCTACTATATTCTCATCTAGGCAAGATGCCTTAGACTCTATTGATAATTCTCTTGTGTTCCAAAGAGTAGAGGGGCTGAGTCTTTTGGTTACTGAAGGAAACAAGATAGTACAGTATATTTTTGATGGTGGAATACTGGATGAAAACTTTATGTTGTTTTCAGGTACAAGTGATCTTAAATCTGTGCGACTTTCTCTTTTTGCTCTAGGAATACCTGTAAACAGTAACATACTAAACCTAGCTGCCACTCTGATAAACATACAGAAACCCTTACCTGTTGTAGAAAAAGGTGTAATACCTTTCATTAATGTTATTGTTTCCGCAGAGGAAAAGATTTATATCTTAACTTTTAAAGACAAAAATCTTGATGGTTCTTACGGGCCCACTGGTAATGAAATTGTATCTGCTTCTGATCTACAAATAGTAGGAGAAAGAATACTAAACTTAAGTAACCTAACAGACCCCACAACAGATAGAATAGATTTGGGAGATATTGAAGGTTCAGAAGTTTGGGATTTTGTGGGAGATTTAAACCCTGCGGTAGATGTACAAAGTG